TCTTTTTGATTTTTTTTTTTTTTTTTTTTTCCTTTTGCTTTTTTTTCGTTTTCTTTATTTTTTTTTTTTTTTTTTAGATTTTTTTTTTATTATTATTTTTTTTGATCTCCCCCCCCCCCTTGCTTCATCATCGTTCTCATCCCCCCCCTCTTCCTCGATCGGATCCATAAGGAGAGCGGCGTCGTGACCGACGGTGCTATCCATCCACTTCTTGTTCACAGCCTTCTGAAGGGCCTTCGCCTTCTTGGCCTCCTCCTTGGCCTCCTCCTTGGCCTGCTTCTCCGCCTCCTTGGCCTGCTTCTCCGCCTCCTTGGTCTGCTTCTCCGCCTCCTTGGCCAGCTTCTCCGCCTCCTTGGCCGCCTCCTTGGCCGCCTGCTTCTCCGCCTCCACCCGAGACAGCAGCCTATCTTCTTCAAACTTCGCCAGCGCCTGCTGCGGGAGGATTGGCTGTCCGGCCAGGTTCCTGGCCTTAGTCTCATCCCACGTGAGATTTCCTCCTGACTCCAGCGCTTTCGTTATTATTGCTAGACGTTCTCTGCGTCGGGTCGCCGCATTCTCCATCATCGGGTTGCTCCTCAGAGAATTATCGTCATCGCCCATACTTTTTTTCACATTTCGCACCACCTCTCCGGACGCTCTCCACAATCCTCCCGCCGCCTTACCAGCAGAATAAATTCCTTCCACAGTCTTTCCGTGCAAACCCGTTGCCCCTCCTCGTACCCTTTCTGACGCCGCTACGGCACCCTCCCGCACCGCGGTTGTTATACTTTGTTCCACTTGCTCAGAGGATGGATTTCCTATGCCGGTAATAGGAGATTCTTCACTCCCACCCTCCTCTTCAGGTAACTCGCCTGACTGAAATCTCTTGGATTTATCAATATAACCTGATGTTTCACTCATACTCTCTTGTGGCGAATCTTTATCTTCTAGTCTAATAATTTCTTTATATTTTTCTAATAATTTGGTTTCATTAGTAATAGCATGTTTTTGTAGAAATATAGATAGATCATTCCAAGTTTTAACTTCCTCAAAAGTCATCACACGGTTTTTATCAGGTGTGGTCGCCGCGAAATATGGTTGGTTCATAATTTTATCAAATATACTATTACCCCCACTTTCACCAGTAGTTGATTGAGTCATATATAAATTATAAATAAAATAATATTAAGATATATCTTTACCTCTACTAAAAAAAGCTGTTAATATATTTGCTAAATGCATGAATAAATAGGAAAAAACTATTAATACGATTATTGTTTTAATAAATTTTACATTATCATCTATATTTATTAATGAATTAAAATCTATATATGGACTTATATCAAAATTAATATTAGTGGGTTTATCATATAAATCAGTATATACTCTTTCTAATAATAAAGTTGTATTTGATGGAACATTACAAATCCTTGTTTCATATTCTTTAGAAACATGAATTATATTTTTAATTGCTTGAGGAATTAATGGACCCAATTCATCAATCATTTTATTTAATTTGATTCGTTCATCATTATCCATATCTAAGACATCAATTCTATCATTTCCAACTATAGAAAATATTAATCTTCCAATTTGCAATGTTTTATCTGCTACACCAGTAGTACATACTGATTGTCCCAAATTTAATAAATTCATACATTCACTGACATCATCCGTTCTTATAACTACAATTCTTCTTAATTTTCTTTTAAGATAATTAATATCTTCATTAGAAAATTGTGACAATCTATCATATGAAGAAATTCTTGATTGTATTTCACTATCATTATCACCTGTATTTAATTTATCATTTACACATGCCTCAAATGATGAATCGCCTGTAATACCAGAAAGCAATTCACTAAAACTTTGGATAACAGAACCAACAGTACTAGAATCTTGGCTATCTCTTTGACTTTGTAAATAAATCTCAAAATCTCTTAATTCTTCAATAACAATATGATTGGGTCCAAAATGTAATAAATTATCATCCCCTGTTATACATGGATTTGTATCTGTAATCCAATCGGGTTGATTAGTAGTATCGCAAACTACTACTGAACCTCTACCTTCATTAATAGCATTTCTTAATTCTGTCATATTATCATATCCTGCTGGTAATGAATATTCAGTTGTTCCGGGTCTACGAGTACCAATTTGTGATAAAATTTCATTATCAGTTAGTCCCCTTTCTACATTCATCCAAAATAATTTAGGACCATCTTCGCTTGTATCTGTCCAGTCAATATCTAAACCAATAAAATCTTCTCTTAAATTATATTCTTGATGTCTAATAAACCAAGTAGGTGTTCCATCTGTTCCTGGAAAAACTTCTTGGCCTTGTGGTAAATTAGCGCACATTTCTGCCATATCACCAATATCTTCTATACCAGATGCATCTCCTGGTCCAGGACAATCTCTACAAATACCATTTTGATCAATATAGTGAAAATTTTCTGGTAATCCTTGTACATTAATACTACCTGTTTCACAAATATTAAAACATATTCTATTAAAATCTCCGGTACCAAATGACGGATCAACTGTCCCCGATGAAGGTGAACTTCCATATTCTACAAATGTATTCCATGCTTCCTGATCAGTATTTTCATTCATATTTGGACATGTACTTCTATCTGTACCATTAAATGTTGTCATATATAATTAATTATATATTAATTTCTATTATAAATTAGACATAACATGAGTAAATCGAAATTAATTAATAGTGGTAGTTTTGGATGCGTCTTTACTCCTAAAATACCATGTGACAAAGAACAAAAAAATACTAAAAGTAAATCTAAAAATAAAGAAACTTCTAAATTATTATTTGCAGGTGACAGTGAATCATATAATGAATTTCAGATAAATAATTTTATTAAAAAAATAGAAAATTATCAAGAATGGACTGTAATATGGACACAAAAATGCTTATCACCAGAATATAATAAATTAAAACAAATTAGTGATATAGATAAATGTATTATTCCAAAAAAGAAAAAAATTAAAAATTTAAATAATAATACTAAATTTTTATTATATCAAGGTGTATATGGTGGTAGTTCAGCGAGAAGTTATATGAAAAAATTTTTTACTGAATCAGTATTTAGAGAGAAACAAAAATTTATATATTCATTTATAGAATTATTTAAAAAATGTAAATATTTATTTATGGGAATCCATGAATTATCAAAACATAATATATGTCATCATGATTTAAATGGAAGAAATATTCTTTATAAAAATGATAGATTTATTTTAATTGATTATGGATTATCTATCTTTTTAAAGGATTATAATAAAGTTATTAAAAGAATGAACACTGAATTTAAAGGTGATAGAATTTATGAATCATATCCATTTGAATATATTTATTATCCAAACTATTCCAATGAAGAAATTTTAGATGAACAGGAAGAAATCGCAGAATATGTTCCAAGAAATAATTATAATAATTTATATAAACCAATTCATAGTTTGTCAAATGAAAATAGTGACGAGTTAAGATTTGAACTACTAGAAGATAAATTACATAATAAAAATAAACAAAATTTAAATGAATTGCTTAAAAAATTAGATGTTTATTCACTTGCTATTACTATTTTAACTTTAATATTTGACAAAGCATATGAACATAATATAGAAAGTGATACAATTATAGAATTACTTAAAAGTGAAGAATTAAAATCATATATTAGTTTACTTAATGATATGTTAAAATTTCATTATAAAGATAGAATTAATGCAAGTGAAGCATATAAAAAATTTTTAAATTTGATTTAAGATTAATAATTCTTTTATTAATTAAATAAAGAACATAAAAATGCTAGATTACTACGGAAGTATTGTCCTAAATAAAGAAGATATTGATAAAGAATTAATAAATTCATTTAAAAAGAAATGTTATGAATCTTATATTAAAAATATTATAAATACATTAAGATATGAAGAAACTTTAAAAAATGAATATAGTGTATCAGGATGGAATATGTTCTTTCGCCCAAATATACATGATATAATTAATATTCATATTAATCATAAAAAACAAAAGAGAGAAAAATTAATAAAATTTATTAAATATTATATAGATAATTATGATGATATTGATGTTTGTAGACAAATTTGTGAAACTTATATATAATTAAATAAAAAAAATTCTTAAAAATATTAAAAATAATAATATCATTGTTAAATAAGGAATAATATTTAATGTAATTATATCTTTTTTATTATTATAATCATGTAATTCATTATAATTGATCATATATAATAGATCAATATTCAATAACATTGATATAAATATAAATATTAAAGGAATAATTGTATTTCCTATTTTTTTCATATAATTTGTTTTGTATGTAAAATTGTATGATGCTAATGCAATTGTAATAAATATTCCTATATTTCTTAAATTTGTATGATAAATCGCTAAATGATTATATATATTTATTTTCATTATACTATTAAATTTGATTTTATTTATTTAAAAGATAAATAAATAAAACTATAATAATGGGTGCAGGTGATTGTATAGATCATTATATACAAGATACGGGTGAAATATATTGGTGTCTTATAGTACAGAGGGAATTAATAAAAAGAGATCTTAATATTAGTTCTATTGAAAGTATAGAGAAAGAATTTAATGATTATTGTAGAGAGAGAAATTTATGTACTAAATTTGCTAATTCAGATTATAAAAAAAATTTAGATTTATGTTGTAGCAAGTTTATTGATGAATTAGTAAAGAAATATTCTTGTCGTATGGATATTATGAATGTAGAAGCAGAATATCGCAATAAAGGATTAAAAGGTGATTTTATAATAAAATTAGAAAATGATGAAATTATATCAATATCATTAAAAAATTATAGATGTGGTTATGATAGTATTCAGTTGTCAAGTGGAACATGGCATTCTTTTATTAATAGTTGTGTATTAGATGAAGCATGTGGACCAGGGATGTATTTAGATCGCGAAACAGGTAAACGATTTAAAGGACAAAAAAAATGCTTGAAGCAAAGAAATAAAAATTATATTTTAATGGGTCATGAAGATATATTAGAAGATATGAATGAAATAGATAATATTCTTCAGATAGTAAAAGATAAATATGTAAATTCAGATGATGCACTTTACTGGGATAATATAAAACAAAATTGGACTAATGATTGCGAAGAATATGGATTAAGAGGAATAGATATAGTTATTAGAGCGCTCGATAAACTTAATAAAAATAATATTAAATCAAAATTAATGAAAAAAGCAGATTTATATCATAATGAAGAATTATTATTAATAGGGAAAAATGGAGAGATGATGTGTTCATTATTTAATGAAAAATATAAAACTCTTTTACAACGAGTGAATAATGAAAATTGTGAATTATCATATCACAAACATAATAAGAATATAAGAATAATATTTTCTGATTTTAATGGCGAAATACTTCATATTGATATCCCATTTACATTACAGAAAAATGGAGCGTGGTATTTACCTGAAAATAAATATGAAGGTGAACAGTTTCATAAAAAAGAAAATAAAATGCTTAAATATGGAGAAAGACGACCTAAAAAGTCCAAAGAAATTAGCACATCTACAAACATGTGGTTTAAAATTAAAGACTATCTTTAATATATTTTATTTCATCATCTGTTAATTTAAAATATTTATATATTTCATCATTTGTATATTTTTTATCTGGTAATTTTGATATATTCGAAAATACCTTTTCATTCCCAAACCCAGACCATCTTGCTGTCTTAAATATATATTTAAATATATCAGTATTTAAATTATGAGATAAATTTTCACCCTCATTTTTATTTGATACAACTATATAATATCCTAAATCAGTTACGCCATAATTACCATCATCATAAAATGGTTTTGTATATCCCGAACGAGTAAACATTACCTTTTTCTTTTCACTTAATGATTGTTTTATAGATGAATACCATATCTGTTTATTTGTATGAAATACTGGATATTTATGCTTTTCAGTTTCTATCTTACTTAATGATGAATTATCATCTTTTAATCTAATATTATGACATGTTACATAATCTTTCTCTAATTTTATTTTAGTATTCTTTTTAAACATAATTTTATCATGTATTTTTAATGATATAGGATTAGATATATCATTTGGTATATAAATAACATTATCATCTATTAATATCTTAAATTTATCATTAATATTTGTTTCACTTAAATTATTATTATTTTGTATAATATACCATGATATTGATATACTTATATTTTTAAAATATTCACTTTGATTAAAGTGAATTTCTTTTACATTTTTTTCTCTAAATAATTTTAATATTTTACTACTTGGACTAGAGAAACTTGATGGAGATATTTGATATAAATATCCATCTGGTTTTAACCATTCATTAAATGTTTTTAATGTAAAGTCAATCCAAAGTTTATGAGGAGTTTTATTTCTTTTTAATTTATTCTCAAATGGTGGATTAACAAATACTAAGTCAAAATTATTTATATTCCATACTGTAGATATATTTAATTTTATACTATCACCTACCCAATAATTCATATCATAATCATATGATTTATTTGTAAATATTTCACATAATTTTAATAATTTATATCTAGTAACATAAACATTTATTTCATTTATATCTGAAAAATATATATTTTTTAAAATACATTTACATAATTTAACATTATCATCATAATCAGATTTTAATTTATTAAAATATAAACAAAATATTGTAATAATAATATTACCTTTTCCACAAGAATAATCTAAGATTGTAGGTAAATTTTTAAAATAATCTTTATCAAATCTTTTTGACATTTTTTGTAATAAATTATAGGGAGTACTTACTTCAGCATTATCATGTTTATTTTCTTTTGTTGTTTGTATAATATTACATAATTTATTCATAAAATCATCTGTATCTGAATATCTATTAAATAAATCATCAATAAGATTAATTGAGTCTTTATATTTATCAAAATTACTTTTATTAAAAGTAATCATTTATATAATTTATTGTATTATATTTAAATAAATCAAATTTATAAAAAAAATAATAATAATTTAAATTTTTATAATTAAGAAGTAATTTCACCAATTGTTTCACAATCAGATAATAGTGAATTATTATCTGTACAATATTCTTTTATAGTATTATATCTACGATTCATATGATCTTTATTTATATTAGTACAACCTTTACTCCAAATTGATAAATTATTATTATAATTTCCATCTAAACTTTCATATTTTTCTTTATTAGTGCAATATTGTTCATAATTATGATCTATTAATTTTTCACTTTCTTTTTTTATAAATTCATATTGTCTAATATCTTTTATCATGTTGAAATATTTATTTACTGAAAAATTGTTAATATATATATATGAATGAATTAAAGATAAACATTCGCCTCTTTTTAATTTATCAATCATTTCATAATTTTCTAAATTATTTATGATTTTTATATACCATAATATAATATTTATAAAATCATCTTTATTTTTGTCAATTAATTCACTATTATAATTTTTAATATAATGCCAACATGTAGATGTTTTTTTATTTTCACCTTGTAATGAATAAGATAAAGCCTTTATATCATTTGTATCACCTTTTGATTTTTCATTAATTTCAGACGGTACAACTATTGTCCAGATTGATGCAAGATGATATAATAATTTATTATTCTTTTTATTTGGAAAATAGATATCATTTACAGAATTTACATATTCAGATAATGTTAAATCTTCACTAATTTTATAATCACAGATAATTCTAAGGAAATCTACTAGTGGAGAAACATGTGAATTAACTATATCTGCCATTGACATTGGTTGTGAATTTTGTAAAGTATTAAATATCTTACGCGATTCTAATTCAGTTAGATTTTCATATATACATAATGATAATTTATAATTATTAAATATATCATTTTCAGATTCATTCATAATTCTATTTTTCCTTTCACTTTTCTTTACTGGAATTTTATCATAATATACAAATAATTCATCTATCTTAATCGAAAATTCATTTTTCATATATTTTAGTATAGATCTCGTTCTATGACCACCATCTAATAAATTACTATTATCATTATCTATTTGTGATAGATAAAATTTTGGAATATCATTTTTAATCATAATTGATTCTATAAGTTCAATACGATATTCATCTGTCCAACAATCTTCGCGTTGCCATTTTGGGAATTTAATTTTTTCTGGAATAACCCAGTTTTTTATAAATATTTCTAATTTTATATCATGATGTTTAAATATTTTTACTCCATTATTATCTGAAATCTGTTTTGTTGTAATTGGCATTTATCGTTTTATAATTAAAAAAAATTATATTTAAATCAAATTTATAAAAATTTAGGTTTCTCTAATATAGCATTTTGTCCAATACCTTCACATGGTTGTCTTCCTAAATAAGGAGCTATTAATTTATTACAAATATTATCATTTAATATTTCTAATACTTGGATTTGTCTGTATTTATTATCTGGACAACAATCACCCTGTTCACCAAAAGCTCTACTCATTCCAACATCAATTCGCCATAATCTATCATTATACAATGAATTCATATACTTATCCTCCATAAATTGTGGTGTATGAGCAACAACAACCCTATCAATTGGAGTTATTGTTTTATTATTTTTATTTAAAATGTGTAGTAATTCATTAAAACCTTTATCTGTATTTTCTCCATATCCATCATCTTCGCTATATAATCTACACCAAAAAGGAGACATATCATCATCATCTCTAAATATTTCATCAAATATTTTATTTTCTTTATCATTTGCGGTTTTTAATAACCATTTCTGTACAACTTGATTTATTTCATGAATACTATATTTTGATACTAAATTATGACTTAAACCACCATGAACAAATAAATTTTTACCAACTAATGTTATCGATTTTTTCTGTATTGCATAATGTTTCGCTATATTACCACCTCTCTCAAATACTTTTAATCTATGATAATAACCATATGGATAACCATCTTCAGTATATTTTACATTTCTTTCATTTGGAGGAACAAATTCTAAAAATTCTTGTGGTGATACATATCTAAAATCTCTATCAATATTCATTAATTCATGATTACCCAACATTCCCAAAACTCTACCACCATGTTCTTTTGCCATTACATCTAATTTTTGAAATAATTTTATGATCATCATATTATTTCCTTCATCCTCAACAACATCATTTATATTTTCTATACAATTTTTTTTCCAACTATCTGGTCTACAACGATCTATCTGATCACCTAACTGAATAACCCATGTATCACCACCACACCATGATATTTTATCAACATTATATGGAAATATATTCGAAGGAATTACTTTCGCTAATCTTAAACTTAATAATGTTACTCTTAAATCACCATGTAAATCTCCTATAGCAATTAACCTTCTAACCGCAGGATATACACCAAGTTTATCATAGTTATCCATATTTGGATTTTTTAAATTTGTATTTACATTTTGTTTAACATTATTATGAATTACTGCTTTATGATGTTCTTCTCTTGCTAAAGTTTTTTCATTTTCAGTTAATGGAGCAGAATTAGTCCTTTGATGAAGACCTATTGGTGGACTTGTTTTAGGATTATGTGTTTTTTGTATATTTAATGGCTGAGAATTAGTCCTTTGTAATTTATTATTTTGCTGAATATTTTTAACTTGAGTATTTTCAGGATTCATTATATTTGGACATGAATTTCTTCTTTTCTTATAAGATTCTTTTTTATAAGCACACCATGTTTGTATTTCTTTAATTGCAAATTCACGTGTACATTTATTTAAATCATTTGTATTAATAATATTATATTTAATACATATATCACTTATTTCCTTATCTGATAATTTTGTTATATTAATATCCATCTTAATTTATATTAGATATCAATCATCTTTTTTAAACCTATTTATTTTTCTTTGTATTCTTTTTCTTGTGCTTTTTCTTTTTCGCCTTTGCAAATTGATCCCAAAAAAAATTTCTTTCTTCTATACTCATAGATTTCTTCCCTTTAATGGGTCTCGCTACAGCTCTAGCAGTTCTTCTTGCTAAAACTGGTTTATTTGTTCTCATGGTTGCTCTTGTTCCTCTACTACTACTTGTTCGTCTTGCTATAACAGGTTTTCTATGAACTGGTCTCGCTACAACTCTTGTTGTCCTTTTCGCTAAAACAGGTTTCTTTTTTACCTCAAAACCACCACTACTTGATCTTCTACCACTACTTGATCTCCTACTATTGGATTTTCTTTTTAATCGATGTTTACTTAACCAATCATCTATTTTAATACCGGTTTTTTCTGGTTCAGATAATGGTCTATTTTTAGGAGAACATTTCATAGATTTTCCTTTATTACATTTACATTCCTTACTTGGTATATATTTACCTTTGTGAAGTTGACACAATCTCTTACATTTATGACAATGATACATTTATCTAATATATAATTTATATTAGATTATTAATATAAATTATATATTAGATTATTAATCAGAATCTATTAAATATGTACTTTGTATTTGATCTACAATTTCTTTGTCAATATTAAATGAATTTTTTTGTACCTTTGTTTTCTTATTTTTAAGTTTTTGGTTTTTCTTTTCTTCTTTCTTATCTAATAATGATTGAATACCAATTTTACGATAATGTAATACATCTTCCCAAAAATCTATAATTTTGGGTTGAGCATCTAACCACCATTGTCTATCTCTTGCTACAAGTGTACATTCATATCTTTCTATTTTCCACCAATGTTTTACAAGAACATCATAATCCTTATCAAAATCACAAATCGTTTTTATAGACCATTCTAAAATATCTTCATATGAGAGAAATAATTTAGAATATTCATAATAGATTGTAGGATTACCTTCTAAATTATTCTTTACAAATGCAAGAACTAATCCTTTTGGTAAATTTAATGAAGAAATACCTTCTTTAATAATATCATTTTCCATATAAATATCATTTTGATATTCAGTTTCATCATTATATTCAATTAATTTAACTTGTAAGAAATCACATTCTTCTAAATCACATGATTCTAATTGTCCTTGCATTTGTATCCAATAATGTTTAGGAACTTCTTTTGTAAATTTCCTTTTAGGAGGACACTTGATTTCTAACATTCTCCCAATACATTCTTCACTAGAAGTTTCATCACATATTCCATCCGGTGAAGCACCAAATATCTCAAATTCAGGATGAGGAACTAATCCAAATTCTAAAATTTTAACGTTTTTTAATGATTCATAAAATTCTGTAGCAACAGGTTCATACATAACTCCCCACTCAACAATCGAAAAAGGAACATCACCCCTAGGTCCACCACATTTTTGCATTAATAATTGTTCTTTTGTACAAAAATGACCTTCACCAATAGCATCCGCTAAAGAACTAGCAGTTAACATTTTATCTCTCATATCATACCATTCAGGACTTCTTTGTTCTGGTAATTTTAATAGTTTTAACTTATCTAATCTCTCAATAATATTTTGTTTATTTTTAATACGTTGATTATATATCTCTATTTGAGTATTATAATAATTATCAATAAATTTTAGAAAATATGATTTCTTTGATAAGGATAAGTTATCAGTTTTATCATTTATTTTATAAATATCATCTAATTTATTATATGATTCTGTTTTTAACATAGTCATATCATTGTTAATATTTTCATAAATTTTATCATCAAATACAGATAAAATATTATTTAAGTTTTCTTTTGAGATAATTTCCATACTAATGAATAGTTATATGATAATTTTTAAATGCTAATTATTATCAAATTTGATTTTAAAATTATAATTAATTTTAACAATATAAATTATCATATAACTAAAATGAACTGCTTTCATTGCCAAAAAAATATTTCTGGTAAACCATGGCTTCATCTAGAAAATATTCTATGTCTTGATGAAGAAAAGAAAGAATCATATCAAGATAAATATATATGTGGATATATTTGCTTTTGCAGACTTCATGAAAGAAATAAATTCCCAAAAAATTTATGGAATCATACTGTAAATAAAGAAGATTATAAAGGATTAATTAGACCAGTATCCAGTTATTCACAAAAGTTTAGATATCTTAATACGAGCGAAATTAATAAACTATCAAATCATCAAAAGCGTATCTATTATCAAAAAGAACAAGAACATATTGACAACAATCCTTTATCATATGAAGTATATAAAGAATCACTATATGAAGATAATAGAACGCAAATGATTGAAGAAATGATTAGTGATGAAAGTTATGATGATTATTAAATTTAAAGATTAAATATTAATATTAATAATAATGATTGAGATTACTGATAATGATTTATCTTTTTTATCAGATAAGAAATGTTTTCTTTTATTTTATTTTACAGCGAAATGGTGTAAACCATGTCAAAGTATAAAACCTCTTATTCAAAAAATAAGTGAAGGATGTGATAAAGATAAATTAGAAATATATATGATTGATATCGATGAAAATGATAAATTAGCAAGTGAATTTAAAATTAGAAGTGTTCCTACATTTTTTATGTATCAAGAAAAACAATTAAAAGGCGAATGTTCTGGTGCAGATATTAATAAGGTTCATAAATTAATAAAAGATACAATGAATAATAATAATGTAAATTTGATTTAAATATTATTTATGATAATATTACCATAAATACAAAATGAATAAAAAAGATGTTATGCTCGCAAAAGAATATCAATTGGGTATGACTATCAAAAATGAAACATTAAATCCTCCTATAGGATGGATAATGTCTGAAAAGTTTGATGGTTACAGATGTCTTTTCTGTTATGAACTCATTGATGGGAAATTAACCGGTGTCTTTTATTCTCGTAATAATAAGAGATTTAACGCACCAGAATGCTTCTTGGAAACAATGCCCCCCTATGATCTTTTAAAAGATACAATTATAGATGGTGAACTATGGGCGGGGAGAGATAATTTTCAGTTAATGGGAACTGTTCGCAAGAAGAATCCAAATCCAGATGAATGGAAAAATATTCAGTATCAAGTATATGATATCACTAACATTGATCAAACATTCATAGAAAGATTAAAAATCTTAAAAAGAATTGTGGAATTCACTGAAAAATCTAATAAACTTAAACAAAAAAAAAATAAACTTTTAATGAATTGCCCATTAATATTCGCAAAACAAATCAAAATCAAAAATGAATCTATGATGAAAGAATTTTACAATGAAATTATAAATGATGGAGGTGAAGGAATTATGATTAAACATCCAAAATCTAAATATAAGAACGGTCGGTCAAATGAAATGTTAAAATATAAACCCTCATTTGACAGAGAAGGTCAAATTATTGGTTACAAACTTGGGGATGGTAAATATAAAGGACTATTAGGAAGTCTTATTTGTAGACCACTAATTAATCATGATACATATATGAGTATAGATGAAGATGATAATCATATATTTACTCTTTCAGGTATGGATGATGAAATTAGAAATAATTATAAAATATCTCATCCAGTTGGAACAATTATTAATTATGAATGTTCTGGATTTACAGATAAGGGTGTTCCTAGATTTGGTAGATATGTTCGCATCAGGGATGATGTTATTGTCAAAAAACACATTCAAACAAACTCAAAAGAAAATTTAGAGAAAATTATTATAGTATTTAATCAATTAGAGAAATATTATAAATCTAATTATGATATGATGAGAGTGAAGACTTATTCACAAGTGAATCGTTCATTAAGACTATTAAAAGATGATACACAATTAAATAAAGAACATCTTTTGTCAATTAAAGGTATTGGTGAAGGAACTATCAAGAAAATATTTGAGATTATTAATACTGGTAAATTAGAAGAATATGAAAAAATCAAAAATAAGAAATCACCTTTAGAGGAATTCTTAAAGATTCATGGTGTTGGACGACAACATGCAAAGAAACTATATGGTGAAGGATTTAAATCTATCGATGATTTAAGAAAATGTGAAACTATTAAAGATTATCTCAATGAAACACAACTCAAAGGATTACAATATTTTGATGATATCCAACAAAGAATACCCTATTCAGAAATACAGAAACATGAAATATTTCTTAAAGATCTTTTATCTAAAATAGATCCAGAAGCCGAATTAACTATTGCAGGATCTTATCGCAGAAAGTCAAAAGATAGTGGTGATATTGATTTACTCTTAAAATCATCAAATACGAAAACTTATAATAAATTTATTGATACTTTAACCGAAGTAAATTATCTAACTTGTCAATTAGCAAGAGGTAACAAAAAATATATGGGAATGGGTAAAATAGATATATCACCTTGTCATAGACGTATTGATATTATGTATACGAAACCCGAAGAATATCCTTTTGCTGTTTTATATTTTACTGGTTCAGGTGAATTTAATGTTAAAATGAGAGAATATTCTTTAGAAAAAGGTTATACAATGAATGAATATAGCATTAAACATACCAATAATAAACAAAAAGTTGATAAGATATTTAATTTAGAAAAAGATATCTTTGACTTCTTAAATTATGAATACAAAGAACCAGAAAATAGAAAATAAATATAAATAATTATTATAATGAAACCAACATTAGTTATAACAATGGGATCAACTGGTTCCGGAAAATCTAAACTTGCTAAAGAAATGATAGAAAAACTTAAATTAAAAAATCCTAAATTTTTTTTAATAGATGATTACGTTGAGAATGATACAAATTATAAACAAAAAATAAAGAAATTTAGTAAAAATAAAAATGCTAAATCTAAATTAAGAAATCCTTCTAGAAAAACTTTAAAATTTTTTGAGAAATCATATTTTTCTGTTAGAAATAATGGATGTAAAAAAAGATTAACAAAGAAAAAAATTCCTAAAAAGAAATGTGTTGATTTAGATGAAAAGGGATGCAATCTGTTATTATCTATAGAACTTAATAATGCAATACTTAAAAAACAAAATATTATTTTTGAGACAAAAGGTGAATATTATCCTAAATGGTTAATAAAAGCAATTAAGAAATGTAATAATTATAATATAGTAATAGCAGGTGTTAAAGTTTCTCTAAATAATTTAATAAAACGAAATAAAAGTAGAAGTATAGAAGGATTAGAAGAATTTTTAAAAGATACAGATAAAAATCCGGCTCCTAGATTACCAGATGTAAGTAAAAAATCATTAAAAAATCAAAAAAAATTATTAAATAAAACTTTAAAAAATATTATCTTAAAAGGATGTTTTAATAAAAATAATAAAGATATAGATTATTGTTCTAAATATTCAATTGATAGATTATTAATATTTGATAATAATAAAACATTAAAAATTATTTATGATTCTAAAAAATAAACTTAAAAATTATATTATTAATAATAATAGAATATAATGAGATCTACTAGCATTTATGATATTAATCCAGATGAATTTAATTATAATAAAGTTAAAAAAACCGAAGATATTTTTTTTTATGTTAAAAGAGAAAGACAAAAAGAAAGAAGAAAAAATATATTAAAATGTTGCAGTGCATTTGGATTAATTATAGGACTAAATGGATTATCATTTTATATGGGATATATTGTAAATCAAAAAGAATTAATTTAAATTCTTATAATTTCTGAATCTATATCATAGATAGTATATGCATATGGATCTATATTTGGATTATATATACAATTTTTCATATGATTTTTATTTTTTTTAGATGATAAAATAAAATTACAATAAGGACATTTTTTATCATTTATTTTAGCTTTTTTAGAATAAGGAATAATATTCCCCATATTATAATAATAATTTGATCACTTTAATTAAAATCAAATTTAGTTTAATAATATTATTTAAATTATATAAATAAGTAAGTATGGGTCAAACACCAAGTAAAGATAAACAAGTTGGAGATTTATATTCATCTTATATTCAGCAGCAGCAAAATTTTATAAATCAACAACAATCACAAATAAATGATTTATATCAAATGAATTTACAAAATATGCAACAAATGCCATCAAATATGTTTTTTCAGTCAGATACTAATCAACCAAGACAACAACAACAACAACAATTGCCACAATTACCAAGAGAAGCTACAAAAGTTAAAATGGATCCATATAAAATATTAAATATATCAAAACAATATGATGAACAATTATTAAAAAAAGCATATCTAAAAGCAGCTATGAAATATCATCCGGACAGAGGTGGATCTCCAAGTGAATTCCAAAAAATATCTATTGCTTATGCTTTATTAAAACAAAAATTAAAAGATAATAATAATAATCATTCACATGATCAATTAAGACAAAATGCAAATGATTATTTTAATACACAACAAAGTCAACCAAAAGTAAATGTAAATATGACAGAAAATTTTGATGTTGATGTTTTTAATAGTATATATGAAGAAAATAAAATAAAAGATGTTTATGATGAAGGTTATTCTTCATGGATGAATAGTAATAACAGCATTGAGAGTGAAAATAATAAATTATTCCAAAATGGATTTAATAAAGATTTATTTAATTCTACATTTGAACAATATAAAAAATCTAAATCACAAAATTCACAACAATTAACTCAATATATGGAACCAGAAGTAAGAATATCAATGTCAAATCAAGATTCATTAATGACACTAGGAAGAGATAAAATAACCGATTTTGGAGGAACAACCGATAATTTATCTATGACAGATTATAAACAAGCATTTACAGATAGTTCTACATTAATAGATGCTTCTTCTGTTGATATAACTGGACGACAACATTCTATTAATGGTATAAAATCACAAAGATCAAATATTTCATATACTATGAATGATAAAGAAAAACAATATTATGCTATGCAACAAATGCAAGAAAAACAAAATGAACAAAAAAGATTAGAAAGATTAAATGTATATGATCAAAGACATAAAGATTCATATGAAAAAATTCATTCTATGCTATTAAGATAATTTTTGTATTACAATTCCACCGAATCTTGCCTCATCTGCATAACATTTATTATTATTAATATAACATTCATGAATATTTCCTTTCTTATTATCAACAACTGAATAAAATCCACCAGAAATATCTATATTATAAAATTTAATTTTTTTACCATCTTTTGTAACCGATTTATCAAAACATGTATTACATACCATATTTGGATATCTCTCAAAAAAAAACATATTATTTTCACATATTGGACAATTTTTTGATTCCATTATAATAAATACAATTTTATATTTCTGCCTTTTTAACTGATTCTATTAAATCAACCTTTTCATCTAAATATCCTCTAGATGCAATAAAATCTCTTTGATTTTTAGTAGTACATAAACATCCTGTACTGGTAGAAAATGTTGATGGACAACATAATGGACTTGCAACATTATTTGCTAACATAAACATCTTTTCAGCAGAACCTTTTACACCATCAACCGGTGGTCCCCTTAATGCTGCCTGATTTGATAATTTCATTTTTATTGGTCCTTGACTAGATAAATAAGTATATAAATTATCATTTGGTACTAATGCTGTTTCATCTGGCGATTTCATCCAATATTC